GGTGGATTCCAGAGATTATGTGTAGCCCATCTGTGTATAAACAAACTCATAGTAAATTCTAATAAAAAATAAAAGAGTATGTATGTGTATAGAAGTTGTAGCCAAGATAGTGCTACAAAAGAATATAAAGCTAATCCAAAGTAAGTAACATATAAAATGGTAAGTGCCACATTAGTATTCCCAACAATGGCTTACTGATTTATTATCATCAGTTAGCTTTGTATAGTTTCCTAACATAACTCCAGCTGATTGAGCTGCTGTAAAATATGTATCTACTCGACTATCTTTAATACAAGGTATTCTATACTTAGATACACCTATAGATTCTTGATATGCTTTATGGTTGATATGCCATTCTGATGTATAAAATACTGCTTTACTTCCATCGACTGTGCCATTTAAAACCAATGACCAAGTATATGTATCAGTAGGATTGTGATTACCTACTATCCAGTTAATAGGAGTGGTATCTTTTTTTACTAATATTCCATGATTAGTGTTTGTATTGCTGTCAAAAAATACACTTTTTACATATGTTTTTATTTCATCATCTGTTGTTACACTATCAGGATATAAAAATGTTCCTGATTTAATATCGTCTAATGATGCTGCAAATAAAATATCAAATGTTGCGTCATCTATTGTGTCTGCTCTTTCAAATGTTATTGCCATATTAATATACCTTTAAGTTAATTTGCTCACCATTCGTGCTGAAGAAGCTATATATCTCTCCATTTACAACATCTCTTTGTTGGTTTACAACGTGATTTGTACTTCCTACAGAAAAGTTAGCAATAGTTGCACCAGTTGACAAACTTGAAGGGTGATGTTTAACAGTATTACTATAACTTATTGCTTCTGTGGGTATCCACAGTTTAGCTCCTCCACTTTTTGTAAGTAATATTCCTCTACACCTAGATTTATAGTTACTAGAAGCAGTTGAACCAGTTACTTCAAAGTATTGTTTAGGGAATTGTATTGGATTATTAGTTCCACCACCTTGACTATTACCCATTCCTACAATCTGTCTAATAGACCAGCCTGGATTACTACTATCATCAGGATTAGAAAAAGTATTTGAAGCTAGTGAACCACCTATACTACCTCCCCCAAATTGTATACTAATTGTTGCTGAACCATCTTTTACAAAACCACGACATGGAAAACTATTACCTTTAGCATCTTGTCTAGTAAAATGACCAACAGTTAAAGTTGTGTCTAGCCATGTTGCTTCATTCATTTTAGCTATTTGAACAGTAGTAGTTGTTCCATTTGAAAGACCAAAAAATCCACCTATTTTTAACCATGTAGCAGGTCCAGTTACTCCAGCCCCTGAGCCTGAATTATAATCTGTTGCTGAAAGTATTCCAGTACTCCAAACTAGTTGTTGAAGTCTTCTATTATAAGTAGTATTGCCTATTTTAGCATACCAAAGGTCAGCACTTCCTGCAGCGTTTAATGTTATAAACCCATTATCAGATGAAAAACTACCGTCATTATTATCTACATCTACAATGTGTGTTAGCCCACTATCTGTAGTCAAACTTTTACTACCTATAGTTCCACCAGTATTGTGTACTTTTGTAGAAAATCCTGTATGGGTTACAGAAGTTTTAGCTGTCATACTACCGCTTGTTATAGTGCCATTAACTAACATTACAACATTTGATGTACCATAAAAGTCTGCTGCTAGTTTTATTTGCCCTGATGATGGTATGCTTCCTGTTCCAGATGGAACATTAGTACCACCAGCATAATACTCTGACATTGAATGAGGTGCAGAGCCACCAAATTCTGTAGCTATTTCACTTAGTTTTATTTGACCACTACTTTGTAAAGCCATCTTTCAATTCTTTAATTTCTTGCTTTAATTCTTTAATGCAATTAACCAATAAACCATGTATAGCATCGTACTCTACAGTTTTATATTTTTTGCCGTCTACAAGTTTAAGGGTTTTTTCCCTGACTGCTTCGGGTAAAACTTTTTCTAATTCTTGTGCGATGATACCTGCTGATTTTTGTCCATTGTGTCTAGTAAATGTAACACCTCTGACTTCATCAATCTTATCTAGTGCATTAGGTATCATTTGTATATCTGTTTTAAGTGCAACATCAGATACTGTAGTTGAGTATGCAACAACATCTCCATCTGCATGAAAGTCTCCATCAGGTTCCATTCTAAATCTTTCAGCATCATTGGTATGAAATCGCATACTATTATCATTATGGACATATGCTACTTTTCCTATATCTAAATCATTTGCATCACCAAACAATATTTGTGATGTACTACTAGCACCAGCTTTAATTAATATTTCAGCATCACCACTGTTATTTACTTCAAACTGTTTAAGTGGAGTAGCTTGTCCTATACCTACTCTGTTGTTTGATGAATCTACATGAAGTGTGTTTGTATCGACTGTAAAATCACCACTAAAAGACCCGTTGCCTGTTGTAGTAATATTGCCTGTATGGGTAATATTTCCGCTTCCAGTAATATCGTTTGAGTTTAATCCTAGGTCTGACCCCAGTGCAGATATTTGAGTTGAAACATCTAATAAAGATTGTGCAGTAATTCTAAGTTCTATTCTATCGCCAGTAGCAAATGCTCTAGCTGAAGTGCTTTCTTGTGCACGAGTAACAGTTAATACATCAGATGACCGTGCAGTACATTTAGCAATCTCTAAATTATTTGATGCGTCTATGAGAGTTACAAAAAAATACTCACTGCCTGTTAAAGATGGGAATAAAGCTCCGTTCCCAGATGCTACAGTTATACTAGTAGCAGAGTTATTTATACCTGAAGCTAGTGTAGATACTGCGTTATTCGCAAATTTTACTGGCATTTATATCTCCTCTTAACTTATAGTTACAGTCCATGTAATACCTAATGTATCGTTTGCACCTTTGTTTATAACAGAGAATACAGTTCTACATAAGAGGGTACCATTTGAACTAGCATTTAAAAGCCCAGCTTCTGTAATTGCACCTGTGCCTGTGCCAGCACCAAATGAGCCGACATATGCCACAGCATTGTCAGTTACAGTACTAGATGTTAAAGCTACACGTCCAGCTTCACTGCCTAATGCAGTATTGCCAGCTGCAGCCGCAGTGCTTCCAGTTCCTATTGCCATGTGAGACATAACAGTAGTGTTGTTTTTTAGTCGATCAGCAATAAAATTTTTACCTGCTGTTACAACTAAATTAGGTACGATAACCTCATGTTTTACATTTCCTTGTGGACTAGTAAGGGTAAGTTTTAACTCACCTTTTACTTTAATTAAATCATTAATCATTTATCCATCTCCTTTAAGTCTTAGCTCCAGCTGATAGTGGAGTAGCGTTACACATGTGTCCACCCAACGAACTGTCATCAACTTCAGTATATATGTAATTAATAACAAGTCCAGCGTTCGATGAATCACCCTCAGTTATTCTATCATCATTCATTATAACCTGACCAATGTTACCTGGCCCACCAATTACACCTGTAGCGGTCTCATTTCTAGTAAATATAAAGCCGACTGTACCATCAGAAACATTTACAGTATCTGGGTATAGAGGTGTAAGAGTTCCTAGTGTAAGTAGTGTGCTTATACTTTCAGAAGCACTGGCACTATCACTAGGTGCTGTGCTTACAGTTATTGAATTTACAGCATCTGATGGTGTAGAACTATCAGCCTTAACTATACTTGGCTGTAATACTGGTGCATCAGAGACTGATATAGAATCTGTTTTCCCTTGCGGGGTAATTATTTTAGCGTCAGACTCGGAAGCAGACGCAGAATCTGTTTTAACCACACTAGCACTTTTAACATCTGCTTCAGACACAGACGCTGAATCACTAGGGTTAGTGCCTATGGCTTTTGTGTTGACTGATTCAGACGGTGTTACACTATCACTTTGAGGTATATTCGGCTGTAATGATGGTGAATCAGAAGCTGATGCAGAATCTGTTCGACTTGTAGTAAACGTTTTAGCATCAGATTCAGACACATTTATAGGATCTGGATCTATATCATCATCACTTATATCAAAATCAACAGAAGAATTTATTATCTTATTAGGAGTATCTGACACAGATACTGAGTCAGACTTGACAATACTAATACTAAATACCTGAGTCCCGTCAGCTGGTGTAACAGTATCAATCTTACTTAGCTCTGGCACGACATTAGGTGAATCACTTACACCTATTGAATCTACATGCTTGCGAGTAGGTATTAATTCAAATGCTTTTATACCTAATTGAGACGTATTTACTGTAGCTGATATCTTATTGCTATCACTAACTACAGAACTAACACTATTTACACTAACGCTAAAAGATATAGCCGTTGCGGCAATAGCGGATACGAGTCTGATGTTAGCCATTAGAAATTACTTCTTACTCTAAATTTTAATAAATCATAGACAGTATGGATACTGCCATTAAAACTAACTACTATCTCACCTTCATATGAGCCTTCATCAACATCTAAGACACTACTAGCAAAGTTAAATTGAATTTTACCGTCAGAACCATCTGTTGTTTTACCACAAGTTATTGTAGATAAAACTGTTGTAGTGCCTGTAGCTCTAAACTTTACAGATACCGAAGTAGTACTTGCTGATAAATCTAATGCAGTATTAGCTACATCATCATTTAACGTTAGTTGGATAAGCGGTAGCTCATCTCCTTTTACTAATCTAATTACATCTGCCATATCTATTACCCAAATGGTTGCCCTTGAACTCTCATAGATGCTCTTCCCGCACCTAAGTTAGCTCTAGCTCTACGCTCCGATAATTTAAAAGCAAACTGCTTTGCATGATACGAAGCTAATTCTCTATCACTCCAACTATTATCAGGTAGTACTAATAAATGTTGCAGTGCTCCATGCATAATAACATTTTCTAATTCATCTAAAACTGTTTTATCCATACCCGTTGCCGTTCTTAGCGGCTTTAAACACACAATCATACGTACATCATACGCTGTACCACTATCAGGTACGGGTGCTACAGAGAAATGATCTGGATCTAACTGTGTTATATATCTAGGTTTAGCTCTATTTTCAGTAGGTTGGTTAGGCCATTTAGGGTATAAATCATATATTTTATCTAATGTAACAGGCACTAACGTCTCATCATTAACCGTAGCTGTAATAAATGCATGTACTTCAGATTGAGTTGGACATTCATATTCATAATCATGACTCCCTACAACTAAACGTATTCGTGGTTGTTCGTACCGCCACGCAAGAGTACGTTCACACGCCTCTATTGCTGCATCACGTACATAGTTTTCTACTACAGGAGTAGGACAACCTGGTACGCTAGGTAATAATCTATTAACAATATCTGAAAAATTCCTTGTAGCCATTATGTGAGGTCCTCCTCAATCTTTTGTTTATTTACTGGCTGTAAACCTCCAGCTTCTGTATCTGTAAATATTCTATTAGAAGCTGAAACACCTAGTGCTTGAGTAAATGATTTTAAAAACAATTCAGCTCTACCTGAATTAACATGTTCATTATCAACAGATTCTGCTAAATATACCGTACCATCTACAATAGCTGGTAAAAAAGCATCAGGTAGTAAAGCTACTGCTGTTGTTCCATCATACACTGGTGGGGACTGTGAATACTCTACAACTAATGTTTGATTAGCTGGAGCTTTTGGGTATATAAAAAATTTGTTGGGGTTTCTAGTATGCCTCATAAAATTTCTACAGGCACCTGCTGTATCATTAATCCATTGTGGATATGATTGATCTAGTATCTCTCTATTAGTTTCTGTAATTCCATCTCCACCTTGTACAGAAAATACTTCTATTAATCTTATAGAATCAGTAGGTGTAGATTGTAGTACTGCATTTTCGGTACACGCAACTGTACCCATAAAAGCAAATAAATCTGGTCTTAATACCGAAGTTCGTTTAAGAGCTTGGTTTGCAAACCCTAGTAGTACTGTATCAGAATATCGCTGAGGAGCATTCTCATCCTGCAGCAATCTTCTAACTTCAGTAATGACATCATTTAAAATCATTTCGGTGTGTCTATCCCTTTAGTTGCTTCTTCAGCTAACTCTATGTTAACAGCTTTTTCATCTTCAGGAATCACTTCTGTCTTTAAATTAACTTTAGTTTTTCTCCCTTTTTGTTTCTTAGGTAAAAATTTTTCTGGAAAAGCCTGTTCTTCAGTCACTTCTTCAGTTAGTGGATTCTCAGCTAGTATCTCGTTCCAGCCATATATCTCACCATCTTTTATATTTCTTAACCATTTTCCCGCCATTTTTCTCTCCATTTAGACAATCGGGGGGTTAAAGTTACCCCCCGACCTTACTATTTTATATTATGAACAATCAGCGATAACTGCCCAAACTTTGATTTTAGCCAAATCAGTTACAGCACCTGATACGCCGATAAGCATATCAATAGTATCTGCAGCCGCAAAATAATGGCTGTTATTATCTCCGTTTAAAAGTGCACCGTTTGATGATGTAGTTCCTGCTGCGTTAGCATTCCCTCCATCAATAAACCCATCAACATCACCACCAGTTAAACCGATGTCAAATGTAGATGCTGCACCTTCAGCAGTCATAGTTGTTGCCCCAACAGCCATCACTAGTGTGTTAGCTGGTATAGAAAGTACTTGGAGAGAATCACCAGTTGCAAGTGCTGTTGCACCCGCTGTGACTCTAGCTGCCGTAATTTCAGCGAAGTCTAAAGTAACTTCAATATAGCCGACTTTGTTAATTCCTTTAGCAGGGTGTGCTGCAGAACCTTTATCAAAGCCATGCGTATCTGTATATGCCGCCATGTTAGCCTCCTATTAAACAGTAACAATCATTGTAGCAAGAGCTTCAGGTTTAACGACTTTATAACCGTAAACTTGAAGACCACGAATGATGTTCCCGAAAGTTGTTTCTGAACGGATTGTTTCCATATTTGTCATTTGTGACGCAAATGTAAACCCCATTGTGTGTCCACCGATTACGCTGAACTCACTTCCGCTCTTAAGTAGGTTATGACTTACATATACTGTAAATCTATCAATCATACCTAGACGACCATTTCTTAATGGTGAGTTTCCATCACCAGTAATAGATGCATCTTTAAGATCTGATTGCTTGATTAAGCCCGCCATCTTAGCAGGTATTACAAGAAAACGCCCTGACTCAGGACAGTTAGCTTCATCAAGAACTGTACCCATATCTACAATCTTACCAATTACGTTTGAAGTAGTAAGTGCTTCTGGGGTACCTGCTACACCAAGGTCGATATCACCAGAGATTGCTCCAGCTGATGTTCCTTTGTTACTAGCATGTACATCAGGTAACAAATCAGTCAATACTCTTTGATCAATTTTAATCTTCATACGCTCTGAAGCGTCTTTAGACCACTGATCCATCATACCGATATCTGATTGTACTTCATCTACATCGTCTTCAACACAAGCGAAGTATTCGCCTTTGTCGATTAGCAATTGTAATTTTGCTTTGTTTGGATTTTCAACTGCTAAAGTTTGACCTTTAACATATGTTTTAATTGTTATTTCAGGTGTTGTGCGGATGTTAACCGTATCACCCATGTTACGAATTTCACCTTCGTAGTCAGTGTTTGAGATTGCTGATAATACTGTCGCATCATAGAAATTCTCAATCAACTTGCCAGACCATATTTCAGGTATAAAGTTACCTGTATACGTAGGATGACCTGGTGATGTTGCAAAAGCCATAATAGTCTCCTTTTTTGCTATTAATTAACTATGCGATTTTCTCGCTGTGCAGCGAAAATATCACGTTCTTTTCTACTACGTTCATCTTCTCTACCTTTATATTTACCCGTTCTAACATCTTTGAAAAATTTCTCAATGTCTTGCGGCGTATATGTTTTGGCATCATTAGACACAGGTTGTCCAGAACGTCCTCGCCCTGGGGAAACTTGTTTTTCTAATTCAGATTTAGTAGCCCTTTTATCACGAGCACTATCATCGTTACCACTATTTCCTACAAAAGTTTTAAAGAATTGTATTACCCTACCTGATTCTAGTTTACGCTGTGCGTCTTCTAGATAAGTTTGGCGTGCTATACCTGTTAGAGGATCTATCTCTAGGAGCCATGATTGAAAATCTGGATCACTATTTACTTCGTTCCAATTAGGTACTTCATGGTTTAAAGCGTCCCAGAACTGTTTTTCAGAGTTAGACTTTTGTTGTTGTTGGACTTGTTGTACTTGTGGTACAACTCCTCTCAACTTAGCTATCTCTTGTTCCAGTTGAGCTACACGACCCATTTGTCCTGATAACTCTTCCTTTGCTGCTTTACGCATGATTTCAATAGAATCACCATACTCTTCAATGTCGCTGTCAGTTATTAACTTATCAGCTACTACTGGTTCTGCAGGTTTTTCTTGTTTATTCATGGTGCCTAGCAAAGATTCTAACTGAGATACACGGCTGTTTAACTCTCTGTTCTGTGCATTTAAACTTGGAACTTCCTTGTTATACATACCCTGTAGTGTTCTATACTTTTGTTGCCACGATTCTTTTTTAACTTCTGTGTCTGGTTCACTGTGCTCTTCAGTTTCAGACTTGGTTACCTGCTCATCTACACTGTCGGTCTGCGACTCAGCAGCTACTTCAGGGGAAGCCTCAACTTGTTTTTCTTCAGGTGTATTCTCTCCTGAATCTAAACCAGCGTTAGATTCTACTGTTTCGTTATTGAGTTCTTTATACAATGCTTGTACATCCTCAGACTGTTTTTGAACTTGTTTTGGTAATGACATAATGTTTCGCTCCTATCGGTGTGCGTTAATCAACAGCTGTCCTCATGACTTTGCTGCAGTTTCAGGGGACTCTTTTATTAAGGTGTAAATTTCTTTCAGAACCTGACACCGCCCCTGTGCAAGTGAAACGTTCTGAGTAACATTAGGTAGCTGCTTTAACTCATGGTCTAACCATCCCTCTAACCAATCCAATGCTTGAGGGTGTTGGCGTGCCAATACGGCTAAAGCCTTAATAACTTCTGGCTCTGGTCTAATCAAGACTTACCTCCAGTGTTACGGTTACTAACTGTGTTTGCTTCCATTCCTCCTTTAGGGGAACCGTCTGGCTGGGTTGGTGTTGGAGATTGCTGTGCTTGTTCAGCCGCAAACTCTTTAGCCATCCTAGTCTGGTAACTTCCTTTCTCCCTTGATGGAATGATATCATCCACAGGCATCTGCAAACTTTTAGCCACTTCTCGAAGTATCGAGGCACGACCTTCCTTACCAACAATGCTCATATCAACTTCGTTGGCGGTTGCGTTAAGAAATTCTATACGGCGAAGGTTAACAGTTTCTTTAACTGCGAGATTAACTGCACCTTTCGGTAGTATCTCAACATCGCCTTTAATTGATTCATCTTCATCATATCGCATATTGTATACAAATTGTCTATGTACAATAGGCTTTATGACATCAGAATCTATATGCATAACTACTTGACGTATGCCTTTCCCTGCTGAACCCATCAACATAGAAAGTCCTGATGCTGTACGACCAGCACCTTTTACATTCAAATCGCCGTATACATACGACGGTATACCTGAATGATCGTCAGCTAGTTTACTAAATCTTTCATATACACTCATTAATGTGTTTGCATTATCATTTGGTTGGTTAAACCTAACAGCAGGAGCACTTGATCCTAGTGGGTCATTAGTTACTTGCCATATTTTCCATGGGTGCATTTGTGTAATGTCTTCGTTAGGTGGAATCCTCTCAAGGTTAACTTCAACCTGCGGTCCACTTGATATAGCCATGTTATTAACTAAAGCACGAGCTGCTGCATTACATACGTTTTGTAAATCTTCTATAATTTCTGGTATACCTTTACCCCAGAATGCTCCTGGGCATTTAATAAATGAGGTTTTAGCATACGGTTTTTCACCTAGTGGGTCGTAGTTTAGTACAGCTTTGATAACATAATTACCCACCATCCATACGTTTGCGTCATACTCACGAGCTTCATCAGGTACGTCTTCTTCAGTTAGACCCCATTCGATTAGCATTTTACCACTGACCTTACCCCAAAATTCTACTGCATCGTAAACTTCTGTAGGTCTATCAAATGAATGAAACTTTCTTTCTTCATCATCTTTAGCTAGCTCTACATCTTCTGATATCCACGAGCTACCATTACCATATTCTAATACTTTTCTAATTGCATCGTCGTCATATCCTGGTACACCTATTAAATCTGCTAATTCTGTACGACTAAGTGGATGATGTTCAAACAAATATCCATCATTGATATTAGTAATTCCAGGTTCTGGATATATTCTAAATGGGTCAACACGTTCAAACTCTGGTGCAATTATTTCATCAGCTTCTACTGTTGTGTTACCCGCCTCATCTTTTGTATAACTTAATTTTCTTTGTCTGCGAACTATAGGCCCTTTGACAAAACCACATGGGTAAGTTACTAAGTCTGTAATAAAATCATTAAAAGATTCACCCCAACCGCCTTGTGCAAATTGATCTTGTATTCTTACTTTCATCCTACGAGCTCTATTATCAGCAGCTTGTAGTAATTTAAATCTATACTCCTGACCTACCATCTCTTTAAGCTCTTCCATTTTAGTAGGGTCTGGTGCTTGACCTTGAGATTCAATTAACTTTAATACTTCAGCAGCTAGTTCATTTTGTAAATTTTGAGTATGTCCAGGTTCTAAATCAGGTATGGGAGTTGACTGTAAATCCCATGGTGGTGTACCAGTCTCTAATAGAATATCACGAAGCCAGCTTTCTGCTGCTCTACACTTGACTTCAGTAATCATCATATAAACATCAGAGCCGCCTTGCTGTTTAATTTGATTAAGCTTATCTGCTTCATACTCTCCGTTTCTTTGGCGAAGTCCTCGAAGCATAATATTTTCTATGGGTTTTTTAGCACGTTTAGCTGCATCCCAGCACTCACGCAAGTGAGAAGCCAAACCCAAGATCAAAGGTTCATTCTGTCGTTCTTCTAAATCTTTGTCTGTCTGAGCTTTCTCTTGTTTGCGAAGAGCCTCATTATCCATTATCTGTAGCATAATTTATTTTGGTTTAGCGTCTCTAGTTTTTTTTCTTAGATATTCTTCTGCACCAGTTTCTTTTATAATACTGCCGTCTTTATTTTTTGCCGCACCTGTTTTTCGGATGATGTCTGCCAGTTTTTTTAGTTCTTTTTCACCATACTTCTTGTCAAATTCTGGTGCTGACATATCGAATCTAGAATCTTCTGTCACTGGTGCCATAGCAACAACGAGCTTACCGTCTTTATAAGTTTTAGTTTCTACAAGACCACCTTTCTCGTATTTTTTAATGGTATAATTTTTATGTCCTTTCATAACTACCTCCAATTATCTTCGAGTATATACTTAATTGTCATGTTTATACAACTAAAATAGGACTCCTGCTCGGGAGTAAATCAAGCAGGAGTTGAGTGAAAGATAATTACGAGAGGAAAAATTCATAATTATAGCCGCAAATATGAAAGCTTGTTTCTAGCATATCAAGTCCAACCGCCTGCTGCAATAGGTTTTATATCTCTTTTCTTAGTTATTATTCCATCGGACACACTATTTACATGTAGCATTAAGTACTGTAAGCCTTCAGCTACGTGTGAATGTTTATTCTTTTCTATGTTTCCGTTCTTCTTATGAAACCTGTATCCACCCATCATTGCAGCTTTTAGTCTTGTACATCTCGGATCTAATAGAAATGCTGAGTCACCATCTACTTGACGCATAAGGAAATCATCTACCGCCGATAGTCTAGCCGATACATTATTAGTTCTAGCTGGCATAACTCTAAGTCCTTCAGCTTTAATTATATCTACAGCCGAACGCTCATCAGTCTGAGCTCGTTGTATACCTGCAGGATCTGATATAACAAGTATCGGTGCTCCTGAAAATCTTTCTGTAAGCAATGGCTTTAGTACAGTTCTTACAAATCGTTGTATACCCATATCAAAGCTTACAGCTTCGTCTAGTATAAGAACTCTACCTCGTGGGTCTTGCTGCCCTATAACAGCTGCAGGTGTTAGCCCTAAATCCATCCCGATAATAATTGGTCTAACGCCATTCATTATAGGTTGTAAAGTTTCGTTCGCCATATGATAGTCAGGTCTGAAATACTTATACACTGGTTGCCCAGCTGTGCTTAACCCATATTCCCCATCAATGTAAACTCTTACATACTCATCTGATCTACCTTGTGTATCGTAGTAACCTTCAGGTAGGTTCTCTATGTTTTCTGCATCAACGCTTCTACCTGATGGTTGCTTGAATACGTCCCACCCATTATCGTTCGGACTGACTCCATCTGTGGAGTCAAGATGTTCCATTTGATAATACCACCACGTATCCATAGTGGGAGGGTTAGTATCCCCCCACATCCCGAACCAAGAAGGACCACCATCTTTAGCAGATGGGAAACGACCAATACGTTTTGACATAGCATCTACAATGTCTGGGTTTATATCCCGACACTCATTGAACCATGCAAATGTTAATTCTAGCGAGTTCAGGTTTGCTACATCATCTGAATCATCGAGTGCCCTGAACATAATCTCACACTCAACATCTCCTACTTTTAAGAAGTAAGTTTTAGTTGTTCTCATGTATTCGCCACATACACCAGGTGGGAACCAATCATGAAATGTTTTTATTGTTGTATCTTGTAGTTGCCTAGCTGTCTCACGAACTATGGCTACCCTTGATTTTCTTATACCTTGCTTGTTGGGTTTTTGCATAGACGCTCGTCTGACCACTTCAAAACAACTAGCTACTGATTTACCAGAACCTACAGGCCCCATCAGTACACGCATCTTACTGTCAGATACCATAAAGTTTTTACAAACTCTAGTGGGTGTATAGTCTATTTCCATTTAGCCCCCGTAGTTTTCTAACAGAATAACAAAATACTCTGTCGGTTTTTTCTTATGTCTAACTATCTTTGTATTATAAGACATTGATAACTTCATAAGCTCTGCTGTAAATTTATTATACTCATGTAACGTATATATTTTCTTAGCAAGTTTACCTTTATGTATAGTATCAAAGGGCTCGCTCAGCCTCGATAAGTTCATGTTCATCTGGGCTTTCTTCAGTGTTGACAACTCTTGTTGTGTGTTCTTGCCCCCCGAGATTAATTGTAATTTTAACTCCTCCACTACTTTCCTCCATGGTTGTATTCTTTGCTTCTAGCCCACCCCATTTTACTGTGGACTTTATAAGATCTGCTTTAACAGCTGATGATGTTTCTGGACTGTGGATTAGTGTCCATGATGTTGTTAGTAATTCTTCTGCTTGTGCTCTAGCTTTAAGCTTAAAGGTCATACCTTTTTCTTGAATCTCACTGCGGTACGACGATACTTTTTTTAGAAAGACTTTATCTTTATTGAATCCGATTAGATCATCTGCAGTTATGTTATGGCGTGTACGTACTTCATCTAAAGTCTCACCACTACCTTCTAACATCAAAGCTATATCAAATGCTAAACGATCAGACCACTTGGTATGTTTTAACGGGAGCGTATCCATAATGGAATGATTAAGTAAAATCAACAGGTTGTCAACTAAAAGTCTGAAACTTTACACGTTGGTTTTTTGGGTCTTGTTATGAGAGGTTTACTTATCCAGGGGGGGCGTACAATACACGAGTCCGACTACCCCCCTCCATATAATCCAATGTACATACTATGGACGTGGCATATTTGCTAGCAGAATGCAAAGTTTTTGAATCATGTCATATTGGATTCATCAACGAGGTTTGTCTTGTTGACAACCTTGTTGGTAATAAACTACTAACCTTAGGAGGTTATTATGCAACGTAAATGGGAAACACCTGTAGGCATTGACTACAGGGAACATAAAGAGGGCTCTAACGCTTTCAAAGAATATGGACCAATATCCGTTATTCTGAAAGAAGCTAAAGAGGGAAAGTATAGTAATGATGGCGACTTGAAAGCTATGGATGCACTAGTAACAGCCGTTGCTTATGCAAAAGAGTTAACTGCTGAAGAAGTAGTTACCGCATATGCTAAAAAGCCTGCAGGTCAAGAGGTATCGCTAAACCGTAGCTTCTTCAATGTAGATGCAATCACTGCTAGTCCTAAAGGTAGCATGTTATATATATCGAATTACTTCGGTAGACCTAACATAACACCTTTATCCGCAAAAGCTAAGAGTACTAAGCGAGCTCTTAGATAACCAAAACCAAGTCCTCCTCTCAGAAATGGGAGGAGGCAGGAGTAAAACATGAGTATATTTAAAAATATTAAAGTACATTACTTTGATAAGAACCAACCTAAAGTGAAAACATTTGATAATGCACTAGAAGCTAACTTGTTTATCAAGTTCCCACCACAAGATATAAGAATAGTTAGCTGGGTTCCACTATCTAACTAACCAACAGACCTGAGCAAGTCTTTAAACTGTTCATTCTTTTTATTTATTTTTAATTTATATATATAAACCATGCGTCGGGGGGTTATAGCTCGTGTAGAAAACGGCGTAGATACGAGGTTATTCCTAAGGTTACACCTAAAGTTTACACTATCTGTACTATCTAACGGTAACTTTACATGTTACCTTAGGTTTTATATACACAAACCTTACACCCATATGGTAACAATACGTTGTAACGTAAGGCTTACAGCCATGCATGTATAGTTATACTATCTAAACTATCTAGATTATCTATGTAAAGTAATGTCTTTGATACTATTTGTATTAGCCTAGAGATATATAAGGTTTCGGATAAACCCATATTACCTCAAGATAATTAGATAGTTTAGATAGTTGAGGGTAAACCATTGATATATCTCACATCTTACTATCTAACTTTACACCACAAGTTATACCTACGTAGATACCCACGGTATATAACGCCAGCGATTTATAGGTCACCCAGAATGCAAAAAAATCTGAGTGTGGGATTCTAGCTCTAGCCCCAGTGCCGAGAGTGTATTGGGGAGTTATTTAGGAGTAATAAAATGAGTGACAAAATGCCGAAAGATAAGCATGACTTTTATGTTTGTATTAAACCCACTGTTAATCATGGTGAGGATAAACTAGGTATCTTCCTTTGTGGTGAAGATGAGCCTAACAAGTATCATTGCACTGAACATCAGCGAGTATATGATGACATGGTTAAGATGGCTAATCATCTTAAAGTTGGTGTCAAGGCGTGGGAACCCAAGAATCAAGCTGATATGGGGTTTATCCCTGAGATTGCAGTCCATGATTATTGGGGTGTATATTTCAAGCTTACTAACGGTAAGAAGAATAGTAAGAATGGTAAAGCCCCAGCTAAAGCATTGAGTATTACAGATGTATTAGCTGTAGGTTAGTAGTTAACCAGTGGTATCCCTAGTGATGTACTAGGGATATCCTTTATGGAGAAGATGATGAGTAAATGTGCTTTATGTAATGATGATATAAACCCTAAGAGAGTAGCCTTAGGTTACGATACATGCCTTAGGTGTGGTGAGGTAGAGGCTCGTAGGGTTAAGCATACGGTCGTACCATTACATAAATCTAATTACATTGTAGTGAGTAATAAAGAAGACTTGAAAGGAATTAATAACAAAGGTGGTAAGCATGGATAAGCATGATCGTAAGGTTAGTGTTACCATGTTTTATTGTGTAGGTTTATATGGCTATGTTCCTACACATGAGGTGTATTGTGGTTTGTTCTAGACATGAATACTTAATGAGGACTAAAAGCAAATGCGTACCAAATCCTCGCCTTAATGAATATTTCTCAATGAGTAGGAGTACACAAGCTTATTGGGAGCATAGATGTAAGCTAGCGTATACATCTATGTAGGGTAGGTAGGTTTCTAATGGCTAAGTCCTATCTACCCTTAATGAATTACTAGCATGGGGCTAGTACAAGAGCCTATGTACGAGATGACATAGGCTCACCAACACATAGGAGTAAAACTATGAGAGCAAGTGAACTGATAACTACTATCAAGGCATTGTTTCCGATAAAGAGAACATTGTGTATTGAGGGTAGTCCAGGTGGTGGTAAGACCACCATAGTGAGAGATGTTGCTAAAGAGTTGGGTGTTGGATACACAGAGCTACATCTACCGACCATGTTGGTAGAAGACTTTGGTGTACCATATCCTAAGGCTGACGGTAGCACACTAGAGTACAAGCTACCTGACTGGTTTCCAGCTAAGGGCAGAACAGATATACCTGATGAGGGTATCTTATGCTTTGATGATAGAAACCAAGCTAATGCTGAGATTCAAAAGGTCTTAGCTAACGTATGTCAAGCAAGGACATTGCATGGTGTTGACCTTAAAGATGGTTGGCATGTGATATCTACAGGCAACAGGCAGAAAGATAGAGCTGGTGCTAACAGGGTGCTATCACATCTTCGTAACCGTGAGACTGTAGTTGACCTTGAGACAACGCTTGATGACTGGATTAAGTGGGCTACTAGGAATGATGTATCACACATGGTGATGTCCTTTCTAAACTTTAGACCTGACCTGTTGCATGACTTTGACCCACAAAGGGAACAAAATCCTACACCACGGTCATGGGTTGATGGGGTGTCTGATATTCTAGGGGTTATACCCAATGAGATAGCAGAGCAACAAGCAATCATGGGTGCTATTGGTGAGGGTGCAGGTGCAGAGTTTGTTGCATACTTGAAGATATGCAAGTCTATACCTGATCCTGATAAGGTCATTGATAGTCCTAACACAGCACCAATACCTGAAGAGGCAAGTACATTGTATGCCTTATGTGGTGCTATCGCTGATAGGGCTGATAGGAATATAGACAATGTTATCAAGTATTGTCGCAGACTATCTAGTGATACCGTTGGTAAGGCAGAGTTTTCCATACTGACAATGAAGATTGCTGTGAACAAGTTCGGTACCAAGCTACAAGGTAAAGAGTTTGTCCAATGGTGCCAAGATAACAAAGAGTATCTGTACTAATGGGATATCGTAGCTCAGTCTTGTGTGCTGTAGGGTTTAATTCTTTAGATAAACTTACTGAGTACATGACATTGCATAAGCTCAAAGACTATCCGTCTGATACTAGAGTGGCACTAGATGAGTT